CTTTTCTACATCGTTATTGTTTTCTTTTAATAACTCAGGAACTTCGTAACGAAGTGTTCCGGCACCAACAGATTTAATCTCAAGCATCATTGGGTCACCAAAACCCTTTAACCAGCCATCTGAATGACCGGAAATACGTAAAGGTTCGTAATCTAAAGGGACTTCGTTATAACGTAAGAACTTTGGATCTACCTTGTGATCTGAGGGAATACCCCAGAAAGTATCTCTGCAATCGGTGCAGTACCACTGACCGTACAACTTATCCATTTCTTTAAACCAATTTTGCCATTTAGCATGAATAGCGTGGCCCTCTTCAAATACTGACAAAAGTTTAAATGAATAGTTACGAGCGTTTGGCGCGTACCCAAGTAATTGAAAGTATGAAGCTCTGTAACACCAATCAGATCCAGCCATCTCCGATGGGTGTAGAACATTTGTTCGACGCGAATCGTCACGCGGACTAGCTAACACGTGGCGTTCAACTGACGCTAGTACCCTACTTGGGACCTTACCAGCAGCTATAAAATTCTTTAATGATCCTGTAGGTTTGTATGCGCTCATTGGGGTAATCTATCACGATTTACGTGTATCCACCCACTCCTTAAACGTTAGCCCAGCTTTCTTAGCTTTACGTTTTAATGCGTTGCGTTCACGATGGGACATACCGCCCCAGATACCGTGCTGCTCATCCATCTTGTCTGCGTACAGTAAACACTGTTTACGCACCGGGCATTCTGGTAATCCATCTTTGCCGTAGCAAACAGCTTTAGAAACTTCTGCTATGACTCGGTATTTAGATTTGTCTCTGGGAGGAAACCAGAGTTCTGTGTCCATGCCTCTGCATTTGGCTTTGTATCGCCAAGGTTCTGGTCCTGCGCTGTCGTACAAGTATGCTCCTGAAGATTATGGCGCAGTTCCAGAAAATCATCTTCAGTTAAGATAACGTAATTTTCGTTATTTAAACTAATGCCGAGGACGGGAGTCCGACTGTCAAGAATTGCTTCTTTAACAATCTTTTCCAAAACCGCCGCTTTGACGGTAAAGGAGGCTTTGCCGGTCCACTTATGTTCAATTAACAAATCAGTAGAACGCACATCGCCTTTCCGACTCCAAAACGCACCGCTTGCAGCTGATCGCTGCCCGCCGATTGCTTTAGCTAATCGGTCCTCATGCTTCTTAGACTGTTTTTGTCCTTCACTCCTCATCGGAGTCTTCGGCTACGAATTTAGATCCGGCTTTAATCGAATCTAGTACGTCCCGCTCAAGGGTTTCTTTCAGGTCAATCTCTTCCCGTATTGAGCTAAGCATAGCATCACTACCCTGCCATTGGCGACCCCCGTAACGGTAGTAGGCACCCGCTCTGGTAATAACCTTGTTGATGATTCCCATAGCAACTACTTCTTTAGCAAAGTCAAACTCTCCGGCTGGAACAGCGTCCCCCTCTGAAAAGTAAAAGTCAACCGTAGCAACTTGGGAAGGGGCTGCTGACTTGTTTTTAATAATACGAGCTTTAATAGATTGCCCAATACGGCGCTTTTCTTGGCCAGTTCCGGCCTCAATCCACTCATCTCGACGTACTTCGGTTCTGGTAAAAAACGCATAATCCTTGCCTAGCCCACCTGGGGTAGTTCGTGGATCTCCATACATAACGCCAATCTTCATACGGTACTGGTTAATCACAAGACCTATAAAAGGGCGCTCTGGGGAAACAAGTGATCTTTTAGAAGCCTTGCCCACTTTACGGAAAAACTTGTTAGTTAACAGGGCTCCTCTACCTACAGTAGATTCCTCCATCTCCTTATTGTCTTCTGCTGAAGGGACCAAGGCAGGTAAAGAATCAAGAACAATACAATCGATCGTTTTGCTTTCTGCAAACTTAATGACAGCTTCATAAGCTTCCTCCATAATATTTGTTGAAACTACATAGACACGTGAGGCATCTACGCCGCACAACTCCGCGTAACCTGTTACCCACTCTTCGGCAGCAACCCACACAGTAGTAAACTCTGGATCTCTCTTTTGATTAGCAGCAACAGTTTTTAAAGCTAAAGCAGTCTTTCCGTTACTTGCTTCACCAATAATCTCATGCCATTGATTAGGTGGCCAACCTCCGCCAAGCGCTACATCAATTGACAATGACCCGGAAGTAAAACGAGGCGGTGGTGCAATAATGTCAGAACCTAAAACAATAGTGCCAGCGCCATGCTTTTTATTAAGTGCAGTAACTAATACAGCTAAGTCTTTATTCATCCTAAGTGTCCAATGATTGTTGTTGGATTAAATCCGCCGGTAGGTACTTGTGTAGCTGGTGTAGCTGGTCCGCCTGATTGACCGCCTTGACCAATAATTCCAGTACCTAATCCACTACCAGATTGTTGGATAGGATAACCGCAATCGTAACAACGAGCTTTAGCTCCTTCAAGACTTGCGTAGTTTCCGCTTCCACAACCGGGACAACGTGGGGATGCAGGCTGTGCCTGTTGCGATGGAGGATAAGTTGGCTGCTGCGGTTGCACATACTGCGCCGGCTGTGGTGCTACATATTGCGGCTGTGGTGTTGACTGTTGAGGTGCTGGCGCACCTAATTTATTTGCCCACCAATTACTGCTCATCTATATCCTCCATTTTTATAAACCCAGTAGGTACTGACGTTGGGTTAATTATCTGTAAATTAGTACCTATTGAAAAGGTACCGATCAACGTGGACAATGCTACAGCTTTAAACAGACTGTGCATAATTTCTGTAGGCATGTCTTCGGCTAAATTAGTTAAATACTCTGAATCTGATATCTCTTTTAATTGAATTGTGGTTAAGATGTTAGCGCTTATATCTGCCATTTGATCCAAAAATGGCATGTATTGCTCTATAGCTTCTAATCTATTATCACTGTCTTCTTGCTCTTTAGCGTTGCCTTCCTGGCTTACTCGGCTTAACCCAATAAGCTCAGCTAAATCGTTCTCATCATACAAAGACGTATCGTACATATACCATCGGACAATAGTGCTTACCGGAACATCGACCCGGTGGACTACATACTCTTCCCTGTTAAATAGACGACGTAACCATCTCACTTAGCGTCTCCCCACTTTTGGACAACCGCCATGTCTGCCACCAACGGTATAGGTAATAGGGTAATGCCTTCCATAGCCTCTTTAATAGCTGACTTAGTATCTTCAATTAAGGCATCTGGGGTAAGGGTGACGATTTCATCGTGTACGGTAAGGATGATGTTTGCCCCTTTGGGTAGAAGGTCTTGGGCACGTATCATAGCAAGTTTGATGATATCTGCGGCTGACCCCTGGATACGCGTATTAAAGGCCTGACGCTCAGCGCTAGCCTTAAACCCTATGTTTCTAGACGTAATATCAGGAAGGTAACGGCGCCTGTTTAAAATCGTGGTCACATAACCCAGGTTTCTGGCAACCCCTATGACTGTAGTTTTGTACTCATTAACCGAAGGAAACTTCTCAGCAAAGTCATTAAGAAGCTTTTTAGCTTCGGGAACCGTGCAACCAATAGATCGTGAAATCTTGTCTGGCCCTACTCCATAAGCCATAGCTAGTACAAGTACTTTACCGGCCTTGCGATCTACGCCCATAGTGTTACCTACGGTTGTATAAATGTCCCCGCCAGTTAAATAATTCTCCATCATAATTGGATCTTTAGACATAGCGGCAATAACACGTGGCTCAATCTGTGAGTAGTCAGCCACTACAAGCTTGTAGCCTTCTGGTGCAATAAATAAATTTCTAATAGCTTTACCGTGCTCAGTGTGTGGAGCCGGTACGTTCTGTAAGTTTGGGTTACGGCTAGAAAATCTACCGGTCTCTGCTCCCCATTGGATAAAGTCTGCGTAGATCCTGCCGTTAACAAGTAAGCTCTCGCGTTCTTCTGTCTTAGCTTTTCCATTGGTAGTCTTTACAACTTCACCACCAAGGTAAGGTATTACGTAGGTGCTTAACAATTTATTTAAATCTGAGTATTTAAGTAGGGCATCTACCAGCTCGTCTTTACCTCTAAAATCTTCTAAAGCTTCAGCTGATACTGAGTAATCTTTATAGGTTAAGGACTGCTCACCTTTTTCTTTAGCTTTCTTCTCACCTTTACCGGTAAGCACGTGTGTGCGTAAACCGCGGCAACCCTCTTCTTTAGGACCATAAAGCACATACTGCTTATCGCCATTTGAGTTCATATTAAATATTCCAGCTATGGAATAGATCTCTGCTTTTACTTGTTCAACTTCTTCACTTAACTTATCGTACAAAATCTGTAGTTGATTCATATCAATTGGTGCGCCAGTAAGTTTCATATGGCACAGTACAGAAAGAACGTCCATCTCTAACGCCATGACCTTTTCAACATTTGCAGCAGCAAGCTTTGGCGCTAAAACTTTCCAAAGCATAAATGTGTACTTGGCATCAAGGAATGCGTACTTAGCGACCTCATTAAAACCATAAATCTCAACCATATGGCCAATGCCCTTTTCCATAGAAAAACCAAGTTCTCTTTGAAGGCAATCATCAAGGCCAAGCTTCCCTTTGTTTTTATTATCATAAAGGAACGATGCCATTAAAGTATCAAAGTAAGGTGCTGATGGAATACTTCCACCGTAATACTTAGCTACAGAACTAAGGTCAAATCCAAGGTTGTGACCAATTGTTAAAATGTTCTCGTTAAAAAATAAAGGCTTTAATGCCTCAAAAACTTCTGCTGGAAATAATTGGGTAGGAGCTGATCCGAAAGACTTAATAGCTTTCTTGCGGTCTTTAGAGTAATCACTCTCGCGTATTGGCAAACCTGCAAGTACGCGCTTTTCTCCTTGTGGTGTAAGTGGGAAAGTTTCTGACTCAAACTCACCATGTGGGTGGCCAAGCGGAATAACATCACCGCGGCCATGTGTCGAAAAACTAAGCCATAGTACTTCGTTAACTGCTGGAATAACACGTTTATCTCCTACGGTTTCGCAATCGTAAGCAAAAGCATCTTGCTTAAGATAGTACGCAACCATCTCATCAAGTTGTTCTCGGGTAGTAATAATGTGGTCCATATAATGCTCCTTATTACGCAGATGGGGCTAATGCAGTTAGCACTAGCCCCGTCCGCAATTAATTGATTAGAGAAGGCTGTCTGCTACTGCTTCAAGTTCTTCCCATGTAGGAGCCTTAATGGCTGAAGCTTCAAACGGAGTTAGTGCTGCGATTGCGGCTTCTTGTGATTCAACGTCAATGCCCCAGTCCTCGAGAAGATCACGAGCCTTAACAGGGTTAAGGTGATAGACGGTGCTTTGCATTTTGCCTGTACGGCTAATTGCCCAGTAGTTCTTTGTTAAAGGACCGGCTGGTGAGAAGTGTGCTGCATGCAATGTCTTGTAAAGACGTGGGCTTGCGATCATCATCTGTCGCTCGACACCGCCTGGGACACTGAGGTTAGCAATGCTGAAAGCTTTCTTATCTTCAGGCTTGCTACCTAGCTTTACACACAATGGGTCATTTGCCCCCAGTGAAATGTATGAACGCTTGCCACTTGTTTTCTGTGACAAGAAGTGCTGCTTATAAACAGCGAATGGGCCATTTGGATCAAGGAACTTGATGATTTGATATTCACCATCAGTGAACTTGAACTCGGATGGAAAGTCGCCGGAAGCGACTGATGATTTTTCTGCTGCATCCCAACCTGATTGAACTACAGGCTTTGATGTTGCTTGCATTGGGCGAGACTCGATTGGTGCGCTCACTGTTGCGAACGCATCTGTCTCTGGGACATAGTCCTCTGTACGGTTTACTGCCATATGTTTTTCATCCTTTTGTTTTAGTTTTCATTGTTTTCATTTGCTCGGATTTGACTCCAAGCCTCGGCGATATCCAAAGATACTTGCCGGTGTAAAGGCCATTCTATGCGCTTTGTTTGCAATAGTCCAGCCTTATCTAGTATTTCTACTAGCTTTTCCACCATAGCTCTTGAATACAACCGTCTCCCTGCGTGGTCTTTTCCGTGAACATCTTTCCTAGTTGGAAGTCTGTACGGAGAAGCCGGGAGGTAGCCTTCTTTGATCCATGCACGTATAGAAGCAATTGGGCGACCAACCGCGGCAGCTACAGCACCAATAGTAAACATCTCAAGGTCTCTGCCATTGGGTAATGTTTTTTTAAAAGGTTTGGAATCCCAAGTGGTATCCAACTCTATTTCAGGTTTCTTAACCTCTATTGGTTTGCGTTTCCGCTTACTGCCTGGATAATAACTATCCAAGTCAGCAAAAGTAGAATTGATTAGATCATCAGTCATTCGATGCTTTAACCAAGAATGCGTAAGAAATTTTAGCGGGGAACATGGTGTCAACATCAGCTTCTGAAAGTTCGCCTGTATAAACACAGGACATAATTGCATCTTCTTGAAGTACTGGGATCATCTTTACGCACTTGTCGTAAATGCCACGTTCTTTTAATAGATCTTCTGCAACGCTCATGTCAAGAGTTTTTGATACACGACGTTGTTGTGTAAGGGTTACTTCACCTGTGATTTCGTCATCCACTTTAAGTGTGACGTGTCCGCGGTCATCTGCTTCACCTGCGGCTTCAACTGTAGCTTTAAGACGAGACTTTAATTCGTCTTGGCGTTTTGTTAGAAGTTCAACTTCTTTTTTTAGTGATAGGTACTGACGTAGATTTGATTTGATATCGAGTAGGCTCATTGTTTTCCTTTGTTTAGCTTAGAGCACTTGTGCTCTGTAGCGTCTTAAGGAAAACTTACACCCGCCCACTGACAGGTGTCAACTGTTACTTGGCGTTATTAGACTTAATGCCTCGGTAACCGGTCTTTTTCTTGTTCATGCTTCCTGGCTTCTTGTACCCAGCACCGTTAGGTGTAGCAGCAATACGCTGAGCTAGAGCTTTAGCAATCTTATCGTGGTGCTTAGCCATTAGAGCCCTTCACATACGCCTGTAAAGCCTCAACAATGATCGAGGTAACAGTCACCCCATCTTTAGCTGCTTTGTACTGTACGGCCTTCCAGAGGTCGTCAGGG